TAGACGGCGAACAAGGCGGCAAGGGTTGCCGGACTGAGGCCATGCGGGTTCACAGCAAGGAAGTGCTCGAAGCGATTGAGCACAACCCCTTTCCGTTCCTTGCTGAATTGGACATTGAACAGATGGCGACGAAGGGCAAAACGTATCTGGTGATTATGGCAATCAAGCCTTTGAAGACCGGCGCACCTGGCGATGTTCAGCCTGTGAAGGCGTAAGAGATTACAGCCTTCAGTGCGTCACACCTGGCGCATTGTGGGCCGGAATTTCCCGGTATTAAATGGAGTTTCAGAAATGAACAAATTCGCAAAGTTCGGCCTCGCTGGTGTGGGTGCCTTGGTTCTTGTGCAACGTGCAAACGCTGCCATTGATGCTGCCGTGACTACGGCTATCACTGGCGCTCAAACTGACTTGCTGGCCCTGACCGCTACCCTGACGGGTGCGGGCGTTGCCATCTGGGTCGCGCTGCTGATCTATCACCGCTTCAAACCGAAGTAAGCACCTGGCGAGGATCAGAACATGGGCTATCTCGTCAAGGGCGTCTGTGTCCCTGATCTTCCCTCTGCGAAGACGTTGACGTGTCAGGGCATCGATATGTATTGGGGCGCAACGACCTCGATGTATACGACGACCTGCACGTCCACGTCCTTCACGGCAACTGACGTCAATATGACGTTGTGCCGTAGGCTTAACGGTGCGGCGTGCACCAACGTAACGCAGCCTTACCCAACGTTTCAGCCGTGCAATTACGACGGTTCGAGTTCGGTGCAAAGTGAATATTTCGCCCTGATGTTGGGCTTCCTGGCGATTGTGTGGATTGGCTCCCGCATGTATCGATTCTTCTGGCCAAAAGAAAATGTTTTCTAAAAATGGTCTATTCAGATTTCACCTTCCTAAACAATCTCTGGCTGCTTGGGGGATTTCTCTGTGCGCTGTTTTTGGTGCTGAAGTAGCTCACGCGCAGATTGATTACACATTCAACAACACCATAGCCAAAAACGCCGGGATATGGTCTGCTGTGTCGGGTAACAGTACGACTATGGGCATGGGTGCAAGTGGTGCTGTGACGCCGTCGGGTTCGTTGTATCAACAACTTGGAAGTGGTGCGAATTTGTCCGGGTGGACTGCTGCGGGAAACTATGGTGTGGCGCAAGGTGCGACGGGGGTGACGGTGAATGCCCGAGGGTCTGCCGCTGTTCCTGGCGGTAAGTCTGTGCCGGTTTCCGTGACGTCGAGAATTAAGCCTGCCTCGCTTGGCAAAGGGCTGGCGGCGTTGGCGCGTGCCGTGCCGTTTTTGGGTACTGGCATAGCGATCTATGATTTTGGGCAGTCTATCGGGTTCGGCATTGATAGAGACGTGTTCGGAAATGTGAGTGTTACGAAGTCCGACCCGACTGTCTGCTCGGTCGCGCCATGTAATGAAGTTCGGTATGTGATTGATTCCGGGGCGCAGGCGTCTTTTCCGTGGACGTCTTCACCGGCTGCGGCATGTGCTGCGAGTGTGACGGCGTATGCTTCCTTGTACGGGTTCACGGTGACAAGCAATGGATTGATTAACTCGAATGGGATTTCGGACGTTTGCAGTTGGACAGTAACAGCGCCTTTTTACAATTCTGGGACGACTACGCCCTCGTATAGGAGCGTTCCTCCGGTGAGCTCGTCCGTTCCATCGAGCCTCCTCGATTTTGAAAATGCTATTGCGGCTAAGTCTGGTTGGCCGACAACGGACACGAAGATGCAGGAGGCGGTGAAGCAAGCCATTGAGAGTGGCCAGTCGTTTGATGTGGATACGCCTACTGTGACTGGCCCGGCAACTTCACCCGGTGAATCATCGACGACACAAGGTTTTGATACTGCTGGAAATCCGACGACTACGACCACGACCAAGACGAATCAACATATTTATAACAACAATAGTGTGACGACCAACACTACAACGGTTACTAACGTTACCAATAACAACACCGGGGCCGTGACAACGACTACTGTTAACACGACGCCAGCTCCATCGTCTGACCCCGTGGACTCTTGCAGTGCAAACCCTGAGCGTGTTGGTTGTAAAAATATCGACATACCGATGGACAAGGTTCCGACGAAAGATGAAACCATCACATGGGCTGAGGAAAATCTGGGTTTCGGACCTGGCGCTTGTCCGTCGCCGTATTCTTTTAGCGTGATGCAAACGCTCTACCCGAAGACGTACACGATTGACCTGGCGCAGTTCTGCAACACGATGTCAAACGTAGTTCGGCCGCTGGTAATTCTGTTTTCATTGCTGGCTGCGTTCTTCATCGTTGCACCAGTGACCACACGGGAGATTTGACAATGGGCATTGGTACATGGCTGGCGGCGATGATGGCTCCTTTGGTGGCGCGGGTGCTCCTGGCGTTGGGCTTTTCGGTTGTCTCGGTTGTCGGCGTTTCGACGGTCATGGTGCAACTCAAAAACATGGCAATAGCGCAAGCTGGCCTGATCCCTCCTGCTGGATTTCAATTGGCATTGCTCGGTGGTGTGGGTGTCGGCGCTGGCATCATCGCCGGGGCCATTACGACGCGCATGGCGCTGTGGCAAATCCAGAATGCAACCCGAATCCTTGGCGTAGGCAAATGACATGCTGACACTTATCACGGGCACGCCTGGAGCGGGTAAAAGCCTTTACGCTGTCTCTGAGTTGGCGGTCAAGGTTCCCGGCTCGACTGTCGAAGACGGTCAGACCGCAGTACCGCGCAAGCTGTTTTCAAATATCAAGGATTTGCTTGTTGAGCATACGCATATCACGGCTGAGAACCTGAATAATTGGCATGAGTGGGCTAAACCTGGCGATGTGATCCTGTTTGACGAAGTGCAGGAAGTGTGGCGGCCTCGCGGTATCAACAACAAGGTGCCGGACTGCATTGCGAAGCTGGAAACGCATCGGCATATGGGCGTCGATTTGATTCTGGTGACTCAGCATCCAATGCTTCTCGATCAAAACATCAGGCGGCTTGTGAATCAGCACCTGCACCTTAGGCGCATTGCTGGCGGCATTTCAATGGTCTATGAGTGGGACCATTGCAGCGACACGAAGACGACAAAAATGTGCATTGATAGCCGTTTCTGGTGGTATCCAAAAAAGGCATTCAAGCTCTACAAATCCGCGCAGCTTCACACTAAAACAAAGGCGCGAATCCCGAAAATTGCTTACGTCGGCGTTGCTGCTATCGCCGCGCTGGTGTACATGGTCCCGATGACGATGGGCCGATTGAACGGCGTATTCCACCGGGGCGAAGCGGTAGCCGCTACACCTGGCGTTTCTACAACCACAACCACGACAACAACCCATGAAAACCCTCACCCGATACCCGCGATTGCCGAACCTGTCGAGTCAGTACCGCCGTCGCCTGTTCCTGCCGAATCAAAGCCTGTCCTCGCTGGCTGCGTCTGGACTCCGAAGCGCTGTGCGTGCGTTGACACGCAAGGCCATAGGATGGAGCCTGACGAAGATTCGTGCAAGTCGTTGGGGGTCGGGCCAGTCCTGACCCTTGCAAGCGTTCCTGAGCCGCGTAAGCCGCCGGACCCAAGTGACGTAGAGGTGTATTCGTTTCTGAAGACACAACGGGGGTCCCCCTTAAGGACCGAATAGGTCCGGGTTGTTTGGGGGTCGGGGTATGGGGCGAAGCGCCCATGTAGCGAAGCGGTACTATTGCAGTACCAATGCTATACAATCAATAGCACAAAACCGTGCCGCGATGCCGCCTAGAACTTAACAAGTCTATACATCGTATCAAGTAGCTACTCAGGGTGGTCGAACAGATCACGGCTGCGCTGACGCCACTTGAAGCGATCACCGCGCCAGTCGCTAGCAATGTTTTTCCCAGCGCACGCATGAGCTTGTCTCCCTTGCTCGTTCCCTCGTACTGAGACACGACGGCTCGGGCCAGCCACTGTTCTGGCTCTAGTCCCGCAATCTGTGCCATCAACACCTGGTCAGCGGCTGGACACGTCCTTCGGCCATTCTTCCAATCTCCGACGTTACCGCGTGAAACGTCGAGCATTTTTGCCAGCTTGTAATCGCTCCCGGCTTTCTCGCTGGCGAGCTTGATTAGTTGATCTAAATACTCGGGTTTTGACATGATGCACTCCTTTGCAGTACTATCGCTCCGACGCACTCATTTTGAGTACGTAGTACCCAAAAGGGTTACTAGTCCCGAATGTATCACTTTGGAGCCGCCATGCAAAACCATACACTCTCAATTCCTCCTGCTGTGGACACAAACAGCGGTTACAGCTTGGCGGCTCCAGCCGCTGCCCTTCAGGGGGAACCCTCTGCCCGTCGCATCGCGTTGCGGTGGACCCTTCGTGTCCTCCAGCACCAGTACGCCAAAGCGTACAACGACAGCAAAACGCCCTTCGCTGAACTGTGCGCCCTTGGTGTGCGAGTTCGGGACCTGGCGGCGTTGTATCAGCAGACGAGGGCCGTCTGATGGTTGCCGCGTTGTTTGTGCGCAAGACGTCGCATTACAAAGATATTCCCGGCGTTGACTGCTATGACGAAGACCGCAACGCCCTGAATTTTCAGGGCGGTACAGCTGGCGTTTATCACCCGCCTTGCCGTGGGTGGGGCAAGTTGCGCCACATGGCAAAGATTGCGCCGAACGAGCTTGAGCTGGCGCGGTGGTCTATGCGTATGGTTCGCCAGTTCGGCGGCGTCGTGGAGCATCCTTCGTCGTCGCTTTTGTGGGCAGAGTCAGGCTGTCTCGGCTTCGGGATGCGTGACGATCACGGCGGCATCCTCATACCTGTATTGCAATCATGGTGGGGCCACCGTGCGCCCAAGCAGACCAGCCTTTACATGGTCGGTGTTAACGCGCCTTCGTTGCTCTGGCCTGAGGGCCTGCCACCAGTCCCTAGCGGCCTTGTCGAAAACATGTGCAAGGCTGAAAGAGAGCGCACGCCGTTCGATTTCGCGCAATGGCTCATAGACCTGGCGAAGTCAGTCGAGGTGACAGCGTGAGCGCGGCACGACGAGCGAGCGGCGCAGCCGCCGCCGTGGGCCGCGCGGAGCGCTCCCCCCGTTCTGTAACACGGGGGGAAAGTACAAAAGCACAGCATGAGGGGAAGCCCTTACCTGTTGCCAAAATCGATTGGCTCAATTGCACATTCCCGGTCCCGGCAATGTCGTTGAAAACCATGCTGTTGATGTTGTCCAGCTTCATGGGTGGTCGTCCGGTTGTGTGCATGGAAAAAGGCGGTCTCTTCGGGTTTGAAACCCGTAATGTCCTTTATTGCTATGTAGGCGCCGCGACTGCGGAAATTGGTTCTCTAGCGAGTGGGGGTAACAGCCAGAACGGGCGCATGTTGTTCCAGCTGTCCGGCAAGGGGTGCGGAATGGTTACAGACTGGCCGGGTCTGTCAAGCTGGCTAGAGGACCTTCAAGTTACATATACGCGGGTTGACCTGGCTGTCGATTTTCTCAATGGGGAGAACACGGTAGATGATTGCGTCAGGATGCATAAAGAGGGCTTGTTTACAAGCTCGGGAAGATCACCAAACACAAGCTGTGCGGGTGACTGGCTGGACCGCGTTAGGGGACGCACTCTCTACATTGGAAAAGCGGTTAATGGCAAGTCGTTGCGATGCTACGAAAAAGGAAAACAGCTTGGCGACCTGCAATCCCCTTGGGTCCGGTACGAAGTCCAGCTAGGCAACCGTGATCGGGTGATCCCGTTGGATGTTCTGACGGACCCAAGCAAGTATTTTGCGGGTGCATACCCTGCTTTGGCGTCGCTGGTAGAGGCTGCACCCGAAACGATTTCAACAACGCAGACTGAAGGTCATGCGACCCTCGGTTTCTTGCTCTACCACCTGAAACGGTGCTACGGCAAGGTCATCAACTTTGCAGCCGAAAACGCGGCTGCTACTGACACCGATCTGATCGAAGAATTCCGAATCATGGAGATTCCTCGTCGGCTCAATCCCTCCAGCGTGGTGGCTGGCCTTAAGTGGACTGAGGTTAAGTCCCAAATCTGGAGAATGAAAAATGCGCTTTAAAGCTCAGGAAGTGGTACGCGGTATCTCGAACATGACTTACAACATTGACGGGCAAACGGCTGTTACGAAAGTGGCTCACGTCGATACCAAACTA